CGGATTTCAGTTCGGTGAGTTTTCCTTTAGTTTCCTCAACCGCCTGTGAGAGCAGGCGCTGCTTCTGAGAGAGCAGTTCCGCGTTAGATGGGTCGAGTTTCAGAAGGCTGTTGACGTCTTTGAGTTGGGCCTGCGTCGACTTGATTTCTTTGTTGACGCCTGCGAGCGCCTTGGATAGTCCGGTGGTGTCGCCGCCGATCTCAACGGTGATGCCCTTAATTCTGTCAGCCATATGCAGCCTCCTTCCTTTGAAATGCGCATGAAAAAGGCACCTCCACATTTCTGTGAAAGTGCCGATGCGGCTCTGTTATGAAAGATAAATCAACTTGCTAAAGCAGGATTTGTTAAATCACTTTGCTTGGCCAAGCTTGTTTATAGCTTCATCTTTTGATGCAACGAAAAACACATCGTTCCCTTTGTTGGATTCATAAATAAAATCGTGCAAAGGCTTACTTGTGTAGTGAGAATAATCGCCGTATATGGCTATCTTTACATGGTAGTTGATAAACTTTTGCAATACTTCTCCTGCGAGGCCACTGCTCAACTTAAAGAAATTTTCCGTGATATTCTTTTTGTCCAAAACAATTCTCCCCGCACCGGTCTCATGTTTTGCCGACACTATCAAATCAAGAGCAGATTGCGTGTCGGTTATGACCAGCTCATCACTGGAAACCAGTGCGATCACAACTCCGCTTTCATTAAGTTGTTCTATTTTCATCCTTGAGTCTCCTCGTCAAATTCAAGTTTCTTGTTTTTTCATTGTATCATGGATATCAGAATCTATCCATATCATTTTGCGTGGCAAGAACCGGATATTTATAGTCGTCGTTCCTGCTTTCCACGTACATATCGTTGATCATGCCAATGGTCAAAAGCTCAAGGTCCTGTATTGACAAGCCGAGCTGTACACAGCGAAGCAGGAACAACGCTGTCGTCATTTCGCGTTCAGTCGGGCGAAGTTTTTTTTAGACTCGGATTCCGTCTGCACGTTGAGGCCCCACAGGTCGATGATCTGCGGCAGAATCTGATAGATGGAGAAGGTGTTAAACCCGTCCAGCCATTCCTCCGGCGTATCGGGTACCTCCGGGTCAGCGTGCTTCGCCATCACATAGGCGATGTTTTCAAACATCTCAAGGCTCAGAAGGTCCAGCCCTGAGTTGTCCGCATCGTTTGCCTTAACGGATTTCTCCAGCGAGCGCAGGTCCTTGTAGATGTCCCGCTGGAACTTGATCCGGTAGATGCGCGGGATGGCCGCCGAGGCCCGGAACTTGACGGGTTTTCCGTCGATTTCGATTGTTTTACACAAGCTCATTTTTCTGCCCTCCTTACGAACTGGACTTAGACGACGTCGACGTGCTGGAAGAGGACGACGCCGAGGCAGAAGCGACAGTCATGGCAGGCATATAAACGGCCTTGTACCAATCGTTATAGGTGGCATCCGTGGTGCTGTCGCCGGTTTTGGCCTTGACATAGCCGCTGGCAAGCGGGCGAGCCTTGACAGAGAGCGTTTCGGTCTGCACCTCGCGGGATTCCTCGTTGGTCTTGGACTCGATCTTCGGGCGGGACGCCGAACAGTTGTACAGGACATGGCGGATTTTCTTCACATCGCCGTCGAATTCAAAGAGCAGGGCGAAAGCACCGGTTTCGGAGTTGGCGTCCTCGACCAGAACCTTGTTGCTATCGGCGGTTTCTTTCAAAATGTCCGTGCGGAAACTCTCCGGGATCATGGCAAGCTCCAGATCGCCGTCATAACCCATGTTGTTGTTGATGGTGTAATACTCGATGCCGTCCGCGTAAAAGCTCTCCGGCTCGCCGTTCGGGTCGAGGGAGAGGGATACCGCGCCGGGCATCGCCACAGGCGTGGCAAACGTAACGGCCTCATCCGTGCCGATGCTGATTGGCGCGTAGTGGACGTTGCAAATGTTGAATTTTACTTTGTTGCCCATATTCAAACCTCCATTTGATAGAGCACTTCGTACAGCTTCTCAGAGGGAATCCATACTTCGCTCCTGGCATAAAAAATGCCGTGGCTGTCAAGCACGGCTTCAACGGTTGCTTCTGTATCAGGGGACTTCTGATCGGTGTAGAGTTCGAAATCCAGACGGCTCATTTTGAAATAGGCCGTACCGTCAGCGGCAAAGTTGTCGGCGGAGGGATAGCAGAAAACCAGAAACGGCGGTTCCGGGCTTTCGCCCTCCGTGAAGTGGTCGTAGGCAACCGGCAGCTTTGTTTCAGCCGCCATTGCCAGAACTTCCTTATGCGTCATTTTGTAGCGCCTTTTCAAGATCAGAAAGAAGCTGCTCTTTGCCAGCCTCCTCCGCAGGAGCAATGTGTGGTCTTGCCTCCACACGGCCGCCGCCGCGTTTTGCGTGCCCATGCTCCAGAAGATGCGCAAGCTGGTACCGGTTTTTGGAGTGGACCACAAGGTCCAGGCTGCTGGAATTCTCCGATACCTTTGTGACCGTCCAGCTCTTTTTGTAGGCCCCGGTGTCCACAGGCGCGTTTGCCTGTATCTGCTTTTTGACCGTGTTTCCGGCTTCCCTGACCGCCTGCTTCATATCGTCGGTGGCGACGGAAGCATATTCCGTCAGGTCCTTCATGATGGCGTCGGCCATTCCGTCGATGCTGACTATATCCTTTGACACAGGTGTCACCTCTTTTCCAGCTTGCAGTTGAATTTCAGGCTGTTTCTTTTGTAGCCCATCGGATTGACATACACAATGTCGTAAATCCTGCCCTGCGTGAGAATCCGGTATTTGGTGGACTCCACGGCGGCAAGCTCGCTGCACCAGCGCGTGGTGAAGTCTATCGACTCCTCCGGATTCACCGTAGCCGCTCTGTTTGATTCCGTACCCGTTCCGGTTCCGGCCGTGGCATGGCAGGTGAAGTAATCCTTCCAGGTGTTTTTATGGTTGCCGACCTCATCGGTCACGACCGTATTCTTTTGGAAGGTGACCTCCACATTCAGTGCCGCGATGTCCATCAGAACGCTTCCTTCCTGACGCCGAACAGCAGAGCCCGGAGCGTGAGCAGGAGCGTCTGGTGATTGGCTTCTTCCCGGTGCTCATATAGGTATGCTACCGCGTACAGGACAGCGATACGGGTAATCGCCGCGTTTTCATTGAGCACGGTGTCGTCGGCTCTGGCCACATCGAGGCACATCTGCATGGCCGTGGAGATCAGGTCAGAAATCAGGCCGTCCTCATCGCCGGAATCCACACGCAGATATGATTTTGCTTCTTCCAGTGTCACTGACATAGGATTACCTCCACAAGTGAGCCGCCTGCCAGGAAACAAATCTCAGCAGGCGGCATTTTGTTTAAGAGCCCATTTTCATGAGCTGGATGCCTTCGGGCAGGATAATCTTGCCGTCCACACGCTCGGTGGCGATGAAGCCCACCTGACCGTTGCCGGCATAAAGCTCAATGAGCTTCTGGACGGTCCTGCCGGTGCGGTCGGCGATCCAATAGTTATGGAAATCGCCAAAAGCGATAGGCAGAGCGCCGGCGGCAGGTTCCGGGACATAAGGGCTTGTGTAGAGATCATAGCCGAGCAGCTTATCCGGCTGATTTGCCTGCACGCTCGGCTGCCAGAGGTACGCGCCGTTGTTGTCCTTCAGCTTGCGGATTGCTGAAACGGTCGTGTCCTTCATGAGGAACTTCGCGTTCTTGCGATAGGGAGCCTTAAGAGCATAAATGAGGTCGAGAAGGTTATCCAGCGTAATGGCTGTGGCGCTGCCCGCAGTAACACCGACATGACCGCCGTTCGTGGCGTTGAAGATGCCGGTCGGCTGACCAGTGCCAGTGCCGATGCAGAAGGCTTCCTCTTCAGCCGCGCCGAAAGCACGCGCAAACTCCTGCACGATATAGGCTTCCAGATCGAAATAGGAGTCCTGCAGGAGCTCAACACTGACTTTGACAAGATCGGTTAGCTTGAAGGAATCAACGGTCTTCTGATCGAAAGTGGGGTTGCTTTCCGTGTATGCTGCGTTTTCCAAAGTCCACTGAGCAATGGAATGCGTGGCTGCGATGGGAATCTTGCGTTCGGCGGAGGTCGTGATTACCTTCGCGATGGAACGGATTACGTTCGTCTCCTCAAGGCCGGTGACAATCTGGTTCTCGAATTCCTCCGGGACGAGATAGCCGCCGTCCACATCGGGAGAGGTACTGAGAACATTGTGAAGAGCGGGCTTTCCGCGAAGAATGCAGGCGAAGTCCTCCTTGTAGGCGTCGGATGCGCGGCCGGTCTTTTCCTTGACCGCGCCTGCTGGCTTTTCGGTGATCGGAGAGCTGACCGCCTTGGCGAGTTCCGCGTCACGGGCTTCGATGCGCTCCAGACGGGCGATCTCCTTGGTGTACTCGTCGATCTCCTTGTCCATACGGTTGTAAATGGCGTCGTCCTCAGCGGAAAGAGTGCCGCGTTCGGTGCGATGGGTTTCGAGGAACGCTTTCGTGGCGTCCCATGCTTTTGCGCGCTTGTCGCGCATTTCGATAAGTTTACTCATAACAAAACTCCTCCTTGTTATACGTGAAATCTTTTGTTGTTGAGCTGCTCCAGATATGCATCTACGGAGTGCTCTTGGGTTTCGGGCTTCTGCTGAATCCGGCACTTGGCGGCGATCTTGTCCATCAGGGAATTGGTGATCGCGGCCTGAGAGTAGAGCATGGACACTTCGGGCGCGTCGAGCGCCTCGTTGTCACCGGCGCGTTTCATAATCTCGTCGGCGAAACCGAGCTCGACAGCCTTGTTGGCGTCCATCCACGTCTCGGCGTCCATGAGATGCGAGATCTTCGCGCGAGACATATTGGTTTTGATTTCATAGGCGTTGATGATGCTTTCCTTGACCTCGGCCAGCATTTCGATGGCTTTCTGCATCTCTTCGGAATTGCCCATCGCCACGGTCATGGGGTTATGGATCATGAGCATTGACACTGGCGACACGAGCACCTTTGTGCCGGCCATAGCAACGACGGAAGCAGCCGAAGCCGCGATTCCGTCGATCTTGACCGTGACGTTGCCCTTGTAATCCATGAGCAGGTTGTAAATCTGTGCCGCAGCCACGCAGTCACCGCCCGGAGAGTTGATCCAGACGGTGATGTCGCCGCTGCCGGACATGAGCTCGTCCTTGAAAAGCTGTGGGGTCACCTCGTCGTCAAACCAGCTTTCCTCCGCGAGGGTGCCGTTCAGATACAGCGTTCTCTCTTCCGGAGTTGTCTCCGTCGCCGCCTGATTCTTCCATTTCCAGAACTTCTTCATCGGAATTCTTCTCCTTTCCGTCGTCGTTTGAGATATTTGCAAAAGCGCCCGCATTGGCAAGCGGGAGCATATTGCCGTTGATAAGGTACAGGTCACCGCCGTCCTCTGTGGAGATTCGGTCGAGGTTTTCCAGCTCGCGAATGTCGTTTGCGGACATCCAGCCGTTCTGCCTTCCTACGGCGTACCCGTTCATACGGCTCTGGTAATCGCCGCGCAGGAGCCCGTCCACATTGAACTTCACGAAATACTGCTTTTTCTCTTCAGGTGAGAGGAGCGTCCGCATGATGGACTGCTCCCAGCGGGCTACCCAGGGGTCCAGCGTGTATTTCACAAACTCCAGTGACTGCTGCTCAATATTAGAAAAGCTCGACTTCTCAAGGTCGCCAACCATGTGTGGCGGAACCCTGAAAATTCGAGCTATTTCATCGATCTGGAACTTTCGCGTTTCCAGAAACTGCGCCTGTTCGGGAGAAATCCCTATGGGTGTATATTTCATGCCTTCTTCCAGCACGGCGATCTTGTTCGCGTTACCGCTGCCGCCGAATTGCGACTGCCATGCCTCGCGAACCTTGGTTGGGTCCTTGATGGTACCGGGATGCTCCAGCACGCCGCCCGGAGCGGCGCCATTGGCGAAGAACTTCGCGCCATACTCCTCGCAGGCTATCGCCATGCCGATAGCGTTCTTGGCCATTGCGATGGGCGAATAGCCAACCAACCCGTCAAAACCGAGGCCCGGTATATGCAGCACATCTGAAGGCTTCAGAATGACCGTGTTGGTCTTCATCGTTTTGGCTTCGTCGGTAGAGTGCTGATAGGTGTAATAAAGCTGTCCGTTCGCGTCACGGTCGACCGACATTTTGTTCGGCATCAGCGGATACAGTGCAATAACTTCTCCGCGCCCGTTCCGAATGATCTGCGCGTATGCGTTGCCCCACAGCAGCAGGTGCGTCATGAGCGTCTCCCGAAACACGAAGGAACTCATCTCCGGGTTGGGCTCGTCATGTAGCAGCAGATACAGCGGGTGGTCGAGAGCTTTTTCCTTGCCACCGTCCGCCTTGTAGCGGTACATATGAATCGGCAAGCCAGCAATAGCTTCGGCCAGAATACGGACGCAGCAGTAAACGGCCGTCATCTGCATAGCGGAACGTTCGGTTACGGCTTTACCCGACGTTGAGCCACCGAAGAAAAAGTGGTAGCCGCTGCCGGCGGTGCTGTCCCTGATAGGCTTGTCTCGCGCCTTGAAAATGCCTGAAAATATGTTCATAAGCGAGCACACTCCTTTTGAAAATGCAGCCACCTGGCTGCTATATTCCTTGACAATACATCCAATCGGATGTATTATGTTTGCATCCAGCTGGATGCAAATTGATTGGAGGTATTCAATATGGAAAATTTCAGCTTAGACGGCTTTCAACTTATTCATCCGAATGACGACGGCATATTGCATGAGCGCCGGGTCATCCTCGGTTTGACACAGAAGCAGGTGGCGGAGAAAGCAAAGATCCCGCTGCAAAGCTATCAGCGTTTTGAAAGCGGAGACCGTAATATAAAAACAGCCTCATTCCAAGTTGCCTGCCGCGTCATTGAGGCCCTGGAAATGAACATCTCCGATTTCTACCACGGGGAATACGTTCTCGGCGAGAAACTTCTCGATTCCAAGGAAGGACTTCGTTACAAAAAAACCGGAAAACTTATTACCGAGGATGTTGTTGAGAAACCGCAATCAGATAAATAAAATGCCTCGGTCGTCATAGACCGAAGCGCCAGTATCATTGCCACAGCGGATGGCTCTGTCGAGAGCCATGATAGTCGCTACAGCGCCGTCGATTTTCTCAGTTGATTTTTCCTTGTCCGGTTTGATGTTTCCGGCCGGGTCCGTGCGGATGAAGATGTTGTCCATCATCCAGCGGAGCACCGGATGACCGCCGTGGGCAAGTTGCCCGGCCAGCGTCAGC